GTCGTGATGATCGACAAGGAGACCGGCGATGCGGTTACGATGGAGGAGACAGTAGAGCGGCCCGACCACGACGTTCGCCTGCGTGCGATTGATGGGGTGCGTTATCTCCTGTCTGTCGTCCAGCCGAAAGATCCGGCCGTCCAGATCACCTCGAACTCGCAGACCAACATCCTCAATCAGGCTCCCCAAGTCGCTGCGGGCGCGGGAGGGCACGCTGGGCTGACCAGCCCGGAGGCGGTGATCCGCGCCATTGTGACGGCGAGGCAGCATTCGCTGACCTCGGGCAATCCAGCCAGTCAACCCGCAACCTTGGAAGGAGAACCTGTTATGGATCGTAGCACGGAAGAACTTCCCGACGATGACCAAGTGCCTGTCGATGATGATGATAATGACGACGAGGAATACGATGAAGAGAGCGAAGACGAAGAAGAGGAAGCAGACGACGAAGAAGAGTGAACTCTGGAACAATGCCGACCTGCGTGAAGTCTTCTCCATTTACAACGAGCGGTACTTAGGCGGTAAGCTGGCCTTATACAACCTCTCCTTTTCTCCTATCGATGAACTTGGGCATGCGTTCCGCTATCGGACTGTAGGCAAGCGTCGTGACGAATCCGATGCATGGGAGATTCACATTAGTAGTAGGCTCCGCTACTCGCGCCGACTCTGGGCGACGACTCTCCTGCACGAGATGGTTCATCTTAAAATGCGTAACCGGCATAGTTGTGGTCTACGCGGGCGGCGGTTTAACAAGCGGATGCGTGAGTTGGCTATGGCTGGCGCGTTCGATGGACTTTGGTGAGAAGGGGGAGGAGGAGGACGAATGAAGGCACGTGTCGCTAACAACATTCGTGAATTGATTGGCCATCTCATCGGAAAGAGGCTAATTGAGATTACGTCTGAAGATGAAGAGGATCGTGTTGCGGGGAGGGACAGATTCGTAACCTTGATGTTCGACGATGGGAATACAGCTACGTTCTACTTTGCCAAGGATTCGTCAGTCTATCGAGGAAATTCTCCGATGTCCTTCAGCGATCCTGACAACAAGGATCAGAGTTTTGAGGATGGTTATTTCCATCCCACGCCAGAAGATAAAGCGCGGCACATGTGGATTGCGGTCGATTGGAGAGATGCAACTGGAACAGAGCAGCATGTCCTGCCGGGGTGGACCGAGGATCACTTTCTTGATGAGGGGTGTTGGTGTAAGCCAGCTAAAAAATTCCGCGATGATGGCTCTTGGTATTGGGGACATAATGAGAAGGAAGGGGAGAAGGAGTAAACTTCCTCCATGCGCCTGCACCGTGCAGATCCTCTGATTAACGACGCCATCGAAGCTCTCGACCAGCGCCTTGCCCAGGCCAAGCACACTCTCCCCAAAGGCTCCGACGACGAGCGCAAGGAATATGCATGGACCCTGCTCTCTGCCGTCGAGCGGCAATTCGTCTACGACGAAACCGCGCGCTGCGTTCGTGACCGTGTTTACTATCTCCAGAACTACCATGTGATCCAGCCCGAGGGCGGCGTTCTTACCTGCATGGCTCCTCTCTATGACCTCCAGTGGATGATCGAGGAGATGCTTGCGAGGAAACTGGCCGAAGAGGGCCGCGCCTTCCTCGTCATCGATAAGCCGCGCCAATCCGGCGGAACAGAGTATTGCAACGGGGTCATGTGCTGGCGGACTTTCTTTCTGCCCAATGCCTTTACCTTATCAGTAGCACAGAACCCTAAGACTGCGGCGTGGATACAACGTAAGGTAAACATCGCCTACGAAAACTTGCCTTGGTGGATGCGGGCTGAAAAGCAATATCACACCCGCGGCGAGTACCTAGAGTATTCGCGAAAAGATGAGAGTCGTAGGTTTGCTGACCCTGGCTTGGGAACCATTCTAGTTACGACGCATTCAGGCGAAACTGGGGGAGTTGCAATCGGACGGACTGTGCGCAGTTTGCATATGTGTCTAAGCGAGTCCAACTTCGTTATTGATTCAGAAGGCTATCATAAGTCTATATCCTCTGTTGTGGTTGGTTCAACAATCAGAACTCCAACGGGGTTGGCCAAGATAACAGCATTTACCAGCAAAGATGCTGCTACGATATATCCCGGCTCGGAGATAGGTTACCGTATAACTCCGTGGTGCGGTTCTGCGTTTCCTATCGAGGGTACTGGAAATCATCGTGTGATGGTAACGGAGCGTGTAGGTCTGTGGAGACTTGAGAAACGGCGTAAGCGTAATGGGGAAGGCATATCTGACAAGTCAGTCGTGTGGACTGGGATGTGTCAGTTGGCGGATTTGACCAAAGGGCATGAACTCGTCTATCCTGTTCGTCCAATTACTAGACACGGAGTAGGCTGTAACGTTTTCTCTGAATCTTTGTCCGGGCACGAGCGCAGACAAAAGGGTGGAGTGATAAGCAGGTGGACTCCTCCGAAGCCTTCACGTGAGTTTGGGTTTGCTATTGGATTGTATCTCGCAGAGGGCTGTATATCTAGGAATAGACATGGTTGCCTTAGTCTGGCGCTGGACAGTGATGAGCGGCAACTGGCCGATAGGTTTGCGGCTTGTGTGGGAATGAAATATAGTAGAGATTTGAGAAGTCCATCGCGGACGGTAGACTACAACTTCTACTCTGCTGCCTTGTCTGGTTGGTTTGACCGCTACATCGGCTGTAAGGATTTTAAGCACATTCCTCAATGGGCATGGACAAATGGAAAAGAGTTCGCCAAGGGCATTGTTGAGGGGATGATTCTAGGCGATGGGCACGTCAATCCTAAATTTCATATAGTGCAATTCACAACTATTCGTGCTCACTTGGCGGTAGAATTGCGCGATCTAGTTGCCTCCTTGGGATTTGGTTGGGGAGGATTGCACCGTAGGGAAGCAGGCATATACTATGGCAGGAATTGTCGGACTCGCTTCGATCTTATATTCAATCGGTATTCCAATGATCGTATTAGGAAGGAATTTGGGTGGAAGCCTTCTAGTTATCACGATTCTAGGGATCGAGAACTTACACACTGGACGTACTCAGACGACAAGACAAAGGTATTTGTAGCCATCCGTAAAATTGAGCGAGTACCTTTGGATTGTGTATATGACATTGAAGTTGATTCCCCTGAGCATGAGTTCTTACTCCCTTGTGTGTGGACGCATAACTCAGAAACGTCGAGATGGCCCGCCTCAGATATTTTTTCGAGTGACATCAAGCCGTCCCTTGAAAAGGCTCCCGACCCGATCGTCCTCGCCGAGTCCACCCCCAACGGCATGTCCAACTTCCATCATGACCTCTGGGTGGCCGCCACCGACGATCACGACGAAGATACCGACTGGACCCCTCTCTTCCTTCCGGCCTATCGCGACAGCAAGAACCGCCGTCGCATTCGCATCGCCCAGCAGCCGTTTGTCCTGACAGAAGAGGAGCAGAAGGTCCAGGCGCGCGTTCAGATCGAGGAAAATTTCACGATCCCGCCTGAGTTCTGGAACTTCCGTCGTCGCGGCATCAAAGACTCCATCGCCGAGTCCGGCTTCCCCTACGGCCATCTCGAATGCTATGCGATCACGGCGCGCGAGTCCTTCCAGGCCTCGGGTTACTCGGCCTTCGCCCGGCACAAGCTGGATCAGCAGGAGTCCAACGTTCGCAAGCCTCTCTGGGTCGGGGAGATCGTCTACCAGGGCCGGGGAGCCATTCCCAAAATCCATCTCGAATACATGCTCGACAAGGAGGGACGTTATCGGGATGTCATGTTGCCGAAGCGCGGGAGCGTGGGGAGCCGGTTCTATCTCTGGCAGCAGCCTGACTCGAGCGCGATCTACTACATCGGAGCCGATGCGGGTGAGGGTATCGGCCAAGACTTCTCAGTGGCCGAGATTCTCCGCGCCGGCTTCCTGAACGAACCTGACATCCAGGTAGCCGAGTGGGTCGGGAACGACGAGCCCCCTGAAGCCTTCGGGCGCATTCTCTACGCCATCGGCCACTATTTCAACCGCTCGGAGATCGCCGTCGAGTACAACGGGCCGGGCCGCTCGACCGCTGATCACCTGATGAACCAACTGGAATATCCCAACCTCTACATCCCCCGCCACACCGACCGCTTCAAGGGACAGTTCGCTGCGTACATGCACTGGCAGACCACGCCTAAGACCAAGCCTCTGTTGCGCAACAAGATGAACGAGACTCTGCTGGAAGACGGCATTCTGATCCAGTCGGAGTACCTGCTGAACCAACTACGTGCCTGCGAGGCGGAGGGCGAGTCGTTCTCGGCGATGGAAGGGAACGACGATGCGGCGGTCTCGATGACCATCTGCCTCTATTGCCTGCGTCAGACTGCTCCTGACCTGCGTCGGCCGGTGGGACAGTCCGCCTCCACTTCTACCTCCTCCACCTCGGCTACAGCCTTGGTCAAGGCTCTCCACCCTCCCCTTGGCGCCGTGATCTACGGCGTCTATGACCCTCTGTATCGCCTCCGCCATCAGAAGCGGTCACTCCAAGAGGCCGAGGACATCGTGAAGGCTAACCCCGGCTGGCAAATCCGTCCGATCTGCGTCTCCAAGGCCAACACCGCCTTCTCCGTCATCCATCACGGGCGCGGGTTGGAGCACGAACTCTACGCCGGGGGGATGGCAGACCGCGAGATCACTCCCCAGATCGTCACGCAGTATGCTGCGGCCACGGGGCGGCTGGACGGGATGTTCCGAGGACAGGGCTGGGGGGCGGCCTCGCCCGGTGCTGACGCGGCGCAGTGGGATTCCAATCTGGGTGATCTGGGTGGCGGGGAACTGGGAGAGTGGTCGGAGATGGTCTAGGGGAAGTAGTGTGAAAGGTGTTGTAAAAGTTCATGGAATCATGTAGGCTTTCTATTATGCCTATCTGGTACGACTCTTCTAGCTATGCTGTGTTTCATGGGGACGCGCTGACAGAATTGCGCGGATTCAGAGAGAGGACGTTTAATTGCTGCGTGACGAGTCCGCCATACTGGGGACTGCGGGATTACGGGACGGCAGAGTGGGAGGGCGGCAGTGTGGGGTGCGACCACAGGGCAAATGGCGAGCGCCGGCAGATACCCCACGGCGACGGGAGGCCGATTGAAACAGATGGCTATGCTCAGAATCGAACGCTGATTGCTGGAGTGGGAGCGAACTTCAAAGAACGCTGCGGCAAGTGCGGCGCTACTCGTATCGACTGGCAGTTAGGACTGGAGAAAACGCCAGAGGAATATGTCGCCAAGATGGTTGAAGTGTTCCGCGAGGTCCGGCGAGTCCTGCGTGGGGATGGAACGCTGTGGCTCAATATGGGGGATTCTTATTGTTCGCAGCCAAATCAGCGCGTGCAGAAGCCCAAGGGAAGAAACGACGTTGCTGGATACAAACAAGCAACAAATCATGGATCGCTCACGCAAGGGAGCAATTACGTTCCCGGTCTAAAAGCGAAGGACTTGATTGGCGTGCCCTGGCTCCTCGCCTTCGCCCTACGCGCCGATGGCTGGTATCTGCGGCAAGACATCATCTGGTCGAAACCAAACCCGATGCCCGAGAGCGTGCGCGACCGCTGCACCAAGGCGCATGAGTACCTATTCCTACTCACCAAGAGCGCGCGGTATTACTACGACGCAGAGGCTATCAAGGAACCAGCGACTGCCGACCATCCCGCAGGGGGGAACAATAATCACAAAGGCACAACCGCTTACCTTGCGGGCGATGAGCGCCAAAGGACAAAGGCTGGATTGGTAGACTATGCGCAGCGAAGTAGGAATAATCGAGATAACTTCAGACGCGTGGGATCGAAGCGCGCAGCAGTAATTCCCAATCAAACAGTCGGAACGCATCGACCCGACCGAGAAGATTCAGCCTATGATTTGGCAACTCGCAACAAGCGCGATGTATGGACCATTCCTACCTCTCCCTTTCTCGAAGCCCACTTCGCCACCTTTCCACCCAAACTGATCGAGCCTTGCATCCTCGCTGGTTGTCCTCCCTCTGGCCTTGTCCTCGACCCCTTCGCCGGTTCCGGTACCACCCTCGCTGTTGCTAAGTCTCTCTCGCGTCGCGCCGTCGGGATCGAACTCCAAGCCGACTACCTACCCATGATCCAGCGTCGAATCGAAGCGGCAAAGGAGGCGACAACGGTGGTATCATCCTCCTAGCCCAAGGAGTACGTTCTCATGTCTTCTCAATCAGGCTTCACCGGCATCTGGTGTCCCGCCTGTGATCGCGCGCAGACCCCGACTCGCCTCATTCGGCAGATGGCCGCCAAGCAGGAAGGGATGTTGCTGAAATGCCCGACCTGCTCCCGTACCTTCTCTTATGCCGCGCTCATGGCCAGTAATCCCAAGCCCCGGATGGACAAGGTGGAGTTCGTCGAGAAGCAGCCTCCCGGCACTCAGATCCTCCCGCTCTGGATCTACCCCGAAGTCATTGCGGCCCTTCAGCAGAAATTCCCCTCGAACCTGATGACCACCCTCTGCTCGGCTATAACCGCGCTGGCTGACCCTGACGCCGTGCTGATCGAGGGGGACTACGCCAGAGAGATGGCCTCCATCGGTGTCAAGCGCGGCCGGGAAGTTCTCGCCCTCGCCAAGGAGGTCAAGGAACTGCGCGAGGCTGTTGCCGCCGCCCGCTTGCGCGAACAGACCCTCCAGCAATTCTTCGGGTCGATAGGAATGGCGATGCCGCAGCCGCTGGCCCAGCAGCCAGCCCAGCAGCCAGCCAGTCAGTCAGTCAGTCAGCCAGCCAGTCCCTCCGCCGACCCTACCGCGCTCCCGGTGGACGAGCAAGGCAACCCCCTCGTCCCTCCCCATGCTCAGTTCTCCTCCCTGCGTGAGGACGGATCGGGAATGCTGGTTCCCTCGGACGGATCGGACCCGATGGCCTCGCCTGCCAGCCAGTTCTCCTTCCCCACCGGCGCGGTGCCGGCAGCCGACGCGCGACCAGGGTTCATCACGAGGAATCTGCGCTGAGAAGTTGAAACTTTACATGGAATCATGTATGATCCGTCTATGTCTGTGTCCTCCTATCCCAGCCTGACTTATCTTTCTGTCTGTTCAGGCATCGAGGCGGCGACCGTTGCGTGGCACTCGCTCGGCTGGACCCCTCTTGGATTCGCCGAGATCGACAAGTTTCCTTCCGCAGTCCTTGCCTACCACTACCCGGAGATTCCCAACTATGGCGACTTCACGCAAATCACGCTCGACCAACTCCCCTCCCGCCCTGACATCCTTGTTGGAGGAACTCCGTGCCAGGATTTCTCCGTCGCTGGACTCCGCGCAGGGATGGGAGGAGTTCGTGGTCAACTCACAATTGAGTTCGTTCGACTTGCTGAACGTCTGCGGACCCGATGGCTGGTATGGGAGAACGTGCCCGGCGTCTTGTCGGCTGACGGAGGACGAGCGTTTGGAACCTTCCTTGGGGCGCTGGGGAAGATCGGGTATGGGTTCGCCTACCGAGTTCTTGACGCTCAATACTTTGGAGTTCCCCAGCGGCGCCGCCGCGTCTTCCTTGTCGGACATCTTGGAGACTGGCGACGTGCCGCAGCGGTACTTTTTGAGCGCCAAAGCCTGTCAGGGGATTCTCCGCCGCGCCGAGAAGCGAGGCAAGGCGCTCCCAGGGGCGTTGAAATATGCGTTGGATTTAGTGGCGAATCCGACGGAAGCACCGTACGAAATGCTGAAGACGTTGCACGACCCCTCACTAACAGGCACGGCGATCCAGGATTTGTCGCCTTCTCTGAGTCCGCCCAAAGAGGATGTTTCTGGGATGGAGGACAAGTAACTCAGACCCTCGACGCCGTATTGCAGAAGGGCCAGACCATGCCTGAGAAGAACAGGTTCCCTGCGGTCCTCGTCCCGCAGGGAACCTTGAGTACGAACGGCGCGGATGTCGCTCACTCCCCCAGCGTCGACGGATTCGACGCCTTGGAGGATGGAACGGGGCGGGGGACGCCGCTGATACCGATAGCCTTCTCCTGCAAGGACTCCGGTCTCGACTCAGGTGACCAGGCTCCAACTCTCCGCAGCATGAACTTCGATCAGAGCCACGCCAATGCAGGAGGACAGGTTGCTGTTGCCTTCAACCTCCGAGGCCGCGACGGCGGATCGCAGCCGGAACTCGATCCTGACGGCAAGGCAAGCCTCCGCTCGCCGAGCGGAGGCAGCAGCAGGAGTTACGTGGCGACGGCTTTTACTGAGCGCACACGAGAAGGCGGACGCAATTTGGAATACCAAAATGATCTGTCGTACTCGTTGAACAATCCCGGTGCGGGAGGACGTGCTCAGGAACGCAATATCATGACCCCCGCGATGGCCGTCAGGAGGCTATTGCCCGAAGAGTGTGAACTTTTACAGGGATTTTCTCGTGGATACACCAAGATCAGCGACAAAACCGCCGACGGCCCTCGCTACAAGGCTCTCGGCAACTCGATGGCCGTTCCTTGCATGGCCTGGATTGGACGGCGGATTCAACTTATAGATCGTTTGTCCTAGCCTTACCGTTCGCCCTGCTCTATACTGACCCGCGAGATGGCCACCCAGTCCGTTCAGTTCGCTTCCTCCACCCGGCCACCTGCGACCCGCGTCGTCCCCTCCTACGCCAACCGCCCCGACCTTCCACTCCCTTGGCAGCGCCTCGAAGGTGATGTCGTGGCCTGGGCCGACAAGGCTCTCCTCCAGGCGCGCGAGAAGGCCTCTACCTCTCCCATAACCACTCTGATCCCGCGCATTATCCAATACCTCTCTGGCTCGCAGTGGCCGGCGCGCCCGACCGCTTATGGCAACTCGCGGCCCGTGACCAACCGGATGTTCCGTCAGTACTGGGAGCTGGTCTCTCTCCTGACGGACGGCAAGCCCGAGCCCCAGATCAAAGTCTGGGACACCGAGGACGGCTATTCAGAAACCCAGAAGCTCCTTCAGCTCCTCCTCGAACCGTGGGCCGCGAATCCCCTCTATCACGACGCCTTTCAGGACATTGTTGGGTTCGGCTTGCTCGCTTACGCCGTCGGCAAAGTCCAGTGGAACCGGCATCTCGCCGGTGGCCTCGGCGACACGGAACTCTGCGGGGTCAACCCGCTGCGATTTTACAAACTGGGCGTCGAGGGCATCTCCACTCCCATCCCCGAGTGCGAGTGCCTAATCGAATGCCGTCCTGTCACGATCGAGTCTCTTGTCCGGCGCTACGGCGAGGTGGCCCGGCTGATCAAGCCCGACGCCGACCTGTCCTCCTCCGGCCTCAAGCCGATGCGACCCAGCGGTGTCTCCTCCGAGCAGTGGGGAAAGTACTCTCCGCAAATGCAATCAGTCATCTCGCAGGTCGCTGGATCGCGCGGCATGTCCTCGACCACCGACCAGATCTACCCCACCGTTGAGGAACAGATTTTCTGGCTGCGCGACCCGGCGATCAACGAAGGGAAATCCACAATCCGTGTTGGTGCCCAAGTCCGCAGCAGGTCCGGCGAGATTGGCTATGCCAACTGGTCCTACCTCGTCGAGCCGGGCATGCCCCTGTTCCCGCGCGGCCGCGTCTTCTCTAAGGCTGGCGGCCGGATCATGGAGGACACCTGCAATCCCTACTTCCACAATCTCGGACCCGGCCCTTATGTCGAGTTCCTTCCTCTTCGCACCCCCTGGCAGACACCACAGTCGATGTCAGTGATTGGCAACCTGATCGGCTCGCAGGACATTCTGAACCGGCTCATGGCGGGGATGCTAGAAACCATCAAAGCCGGTCTGATCCCGACCATCATGACGCCGACCGACGCGATCTCGCGCGGCGACCTCGACAACCTTTCTACCACTATCTCCGGCGGCAAGATTGAGTTCGACCCGCGCCGCACGATGGGCCAGAAGCCGGAGTTCCGCTCGCAGCCGAGTTTCCCCTCCGCCGCGCAATGGTACACCCAGACCCTGATGCGCGAGATGGACCAGACAACGGGATCGGCGGCTGTGGATGCCGCCGCACAGAAAGAGCAAATCCCCTCGCACGACACGATGGAGATGATTCAGAACTCGCGGTCGTCGATGGTACGACTGCTTGGTCGCCGCCTCGAAAACTTTATGAACCGCTCTGGTCAGATGGTGGTCAGCAACATGCTCCAGTTCTACTCGCTCGGCCATCGCCGTGCAATTCTCGGCGACAAGGGCGAAAGCCAGTGGGACTTCTCTCCCATGTACGGATCGCTGATGCAGCGCGGAATGGCTCCAGAGAAGTTCGTGCGCAAGTTCCAGTTCTCGATCCGGCCCGGCAGCGCCCTCTCGTTCGACAAGGAAACCCGCCTGCAGGCGTCGATCATTCTCAACCGGCAGGGGATCATCTCGACCAAGAATGTCCTGCGCGCGCTCAACCAGGCCGGAGCCAACATCAATATCGAAGAGAACATGAAAGACCTGCAGCAGGAGGCCTTGCAGAAGATGGCGATGGCCGCGCTGATGGCGGGAGGGAAGAAAACGGGAGGGAGGAAGTAGCGATGCCAGTCGAGCGATTCCGCAGCAAGGAGGCCTATCGTCGTAACCTCGCGTATCGCCACGTCCACCACATCCCCATGACTGCTGAGCGCGTCATAGTCGGAGGCCGTTCGCACAGGGTTAAGCATTCCCGTGACCCCAAGCGCCGCCAGATCAACGCGCGCCAGCGGAGGAAAGTAGCCAGCCGCTCGCATCGCAGGGAGGCTCGCCGATGACCTCCACCCTTCGCCATCTCCCTGCTCGCCGCAAGTTCTCCCGTGGTCGCCAGCGCCGCCCAGTTCGCTCCATTCTCGGCGGACGCGGCCCTCTCTCCTTCCGCCGCGCCGCGCGGCAATCCCAGCGTATGCACTCGCGCCGAACCGGATTTCGCGGACTCTGAAAACTAGACATACCAGCAATTATGTGATTGACTTTCTGCGATGGGTAGAGCGTAGGCCGCAATCCTTCTCTTTGCCTGTCCGATGGTGGAGGCCACCGATACCAAAACCCCGTTGTACTGCTAACGGATAAGGAGGGACTCACATGGCCCGTCGTAAACACAAGCGGTCCGCCAAGCGTGAAGCCAAGCGCAGCCACAAGCGCGCGTAGGCTTGACGCCATGCCCCGATGAGGGGTCAACTTGGCGGACAGTTCGCTGACCGCCATTGTTCCGAGTCAGCGCGGCAGCAAGACAGTCACCTGCCCTCTGTCGCGCTCGGAACTTTCATCACTACGATCTCATCACCAAAGGAGCACATCTCATGCCCACAACCGACAAGTCCCCCGTCGAGAAGACTGGCCCGCGCGACGAGAAAGATCTCGAAGTCAGCTACGGCAGACCGGTCCCGCAGCCCAAGCAGAAGAAGGGCGATTACGTCGCTTTCGGTGAACTGGCTGGCTCGACCGACACGGCGACTTCCGTCGAAGGCGTTCGCTCGACCACGTTCGGCGACTCCGTAACCGACGCAGCGAAGAACATCTAACCGGCGGTCAGGTAGCCAGTAAGCCAGCGAACCAGAAAGGAACCAGATCGCCGTGGCCACTTCTCCCTTGCCGTCGTCTCCAGCCGCCTCCAGCCAGACGCCTGCGACAGCCCCTCCCAATTTCTATGCCCAGGCCGCCACGGCCCAGCCAGCTCCCGCCCCCGGCCAAGCCGCTGGCGCCGAGGACGCGGCCAAGTTCCGCCGCGCCGTCGAGAAACTGCTGGACATCTTCGACAAGATGGAGAAGTTGAAACCCAACGGCATCGACATCTCGAAGAAGCTCAAGCCGGTGGCGCAGTCCCTCAAGGATTTGAAGAATGAAGTCTTCGAGGGCGAGGAAGGTGAGGAAGGCGCGGACACGGATTCTGGCCCAGTAGCCAGCGCGGGAGGAGGGACCGGTGCCGGAGCTGGCGCAGGGGCCGGTGCTGCCTCTCCTCCACCTGCCATGCCCGGCGGAGCACCCGGTACGGGCGCTTGAGTTTGATCGCAACTCTAACCTAACCCCAAGGAGAAAACATCATGCCAGACCTCGACAATTCCCTGGACGACCTGCTCAACACCTTTGCTGAAGCCGATCGCCCTGCCGCGCGCGACCTTATCACTCGCAATGCTGCGGCGCAATCCCATCTGACCTCGCGTGAGACTGTCTATCGCGCGTTTGTGGACAATGACCCGGTGAAGCTGCAACAGGCTGCGGCTGGGGCGGCAGGTAGCCAGAATCCTCCGGTCGTAGCAGCCCAGCCCAATCCTGCCAATCCCGCTAATCCCCCCGCCTCTCCTCTCAGCGTCTCCCTCGATCAAGTCTCCGCCCTCTTCAACGAGAAGGTGAAGTCTGTCTATACCTCTCCTGAATTCACCGCCGCCGTCGAGACCCTCGCTGAGAAGAAGGCTCAGGCCAAATTCGAGGCCGAGCGCGCTAACGTGATCGGAGCCGGTGCTGAAATCTCTGATACCATCTCCTCCATCCGCGAGAACCACCTGCGCGAGTTCAACGAGCCGTTGGATTCGGCCAAGTTCCGCGAGTACTACGCGGCAGAAGGCCCGAAGCATGGCAACCGTCTGCTCGACACCTACAATGCCTATGTCTCGGAGAAGCGCACTGAGAAGAAAATCGCCGACGGGATTGCTGCCGGACTCGCCGCGCAAGCCACCGCCTCCGTCCCCGGTTCCGCGGTTCCCGGCGTTGGCAACCCTCTGGCCCCCAACTTCGTGGACCACAACATGAAGGTGATCTCCCCGGCTGGAACGGCCGCGCCCTCGGCCGACGCCGACAAAGCCGCGCAGGCCTTCGCGCAGATGCGGCAGGGATGGACGCAGTAGCCGTCTGATCCTGAGCTAGGAATGAACTGGGGGACCGGAGACGTCCCCCAGTTTTTTGTCTGCGTCTGTTGTGCAGGATGGACCAAACGACGCTCTCGAACAAGCCCTCACAGTATCCAAAATGCCGAAGCAGGGGATGGGATTATTCCGTTCATCAATCCGATCCGCTGTTGCAGGTTGAAGCAGCAACCTGCCCTACCCATCCCCTCCCTCCACCCTCCCCCATCTTGACCTCCTCCCCGCGGAAACTTTACATACCGAAATTCTTGTGATTGACTTTCTTCGAGTCGGGTGGTAATTCCCGAAACCTGAAGGAGGGCATACTTCATGCCGCCAAGTGGTAATCAGACAATCTACAACGATTTGACTTCTTTCACCTACCAGTGGATCGTGCCGCGGGTGCAGGATGTTTACTTCAAGGTCTCGACGATCTTCCCGATCCTGTTCCGGCCCGACAACTTCAAGACCTTCTCGGGCTTCCAGATCCAAGTGCCGATCCAGTACGCTCCTCTCAAGGGCGGGCCTACTGTGGACGGCGGCGTGTTCGACATCTCCTCGTTCGAGACCGACACGGCGATGATCTTCGTGCCCAAGGAGTACTACACCAACGTTACCCTCTCCAGACAGCGGATTGCCCTCAACCAAGGCAGCCAAGCCGCGATGTCCTATGTGCAGGTGAAGGTGACCAATCTCTACCAGTCGATGATGCAGTATCTCGCGCAGGACACCTTCCGCGACGGACAGGGAACGGTCTCGGGCTTGAACGCGCTGGACGGCCTGCTGGCCGCCAACGATTCCGGCGCCAACTACCCTCAGTACGGCCAACTGGCCCGCGCCGCGATCGGCACCGGTGCTAACGCCGGAATCGCCGGTTACTACCAGTCCTTGAACACGCCCCTCTCCACTCAGATTCTCCAGTTCGCCTTCGGCGCGGCTTCCTTCGGCAACACCCAGCCGAACCTGGCCTTCATGACGCAGCCG